GCGTCGTCGGGCACCTCCAGGCCGCCCTCGGGCGGCCCGCAGACCGGCGGCTTGGAGTGGCCGGGCGGCCCGCCGTGCGGATGATCGGGCTTGCCGTGCTGTGCTGGCATGACTCCTCCTAGGTGACGGGCGCGCTCCAGGTCATGTTCCAGGTCTGCGGCCCGACCACGCCGTCAACGGCCAGGCCCTTCTCGCGCTGGAACTTCTTGCACACATCCTCGGACTGCGGGCCGAACTGCTGATCGACGCCGATGCTCCAGCCCCGGTCGCGCATCTTGGCCTGCCAGGTCCGAACGTCCGGCACGCCCGAGTTGTGCGACCGGCCGAACGAGCTGACGTTCATCTTCGGCGCGGCGCCGCCGCCCGATGGAGGCGGGGCGCCGGTCGGCGGCTTCCCGCCGGTCGCCTTGGCGACAATGTAGTCCCACGGGAACCCCCGGCCGGGGTCGGTGCGGTCCTGCGGCTGGAGGTCCACGTGCCCGCAGAGCCCGCGCCCGCCGCCCGTCGCCTGGCCCGCCGTCAGCTTGACGATCGGGATGCCGTAGGCCCTGGCCTCCTCCGCGACCCACGCGGCGGTGTTGTCGAGCAGCCATCCCTGCTTGGACAGCCAGTAGTCACGCGACCAGCCGTTCGCCGCGCCCGCCGGGGTGCACATCTCGATGCAGATCGACACCGAGTTGTAGTTGCCCTGCGCCCACGCCGAGTGATGCCGCTTCACGTACTCCGCGATCGTGCCCTGCCGGTGGTTGTCCGCCCCGGTGTGCGAGGACACCTTGGCGGACGGGTTGGAGAACCAGTTGGCCAGCGACTCGATCGTGGTCGCGCCCTCGGTGGTGTGCAGCACGATCAGCCGCACCGTCGAGCGGCCGGTGGAGTAGTGCGGCGAGGGTCGCCACAGCCGGGTCAGCGCCATCAGAACGGCACCTCCACCGCGTGCTCCTCCTCGGGCTCGCCGTCCTCGGGGATGTCGGTCTCCTGGCCCTCCTGGGCGTCGTCGCCTGTCGGCTCCACGTCCGGCTCGTCGGCCAGCGGGTCGCGCTCGGGCTGCTGTTCGGTCATGCTTCCTCCTCGGGATATCCGGGTAGCGGCAGGGCCTCTCCTGCGGTGCCTGCCAGGGGGACGAGGGCGTTCAGGCTCACCCTGATGCTGTTGCCCGAGATGTCGTTGGCCTGGTATCTGACCTGGCCAGCGGGGCCGAGCCGGAAGAACGCGAACTGGGGGGTGGCCCCGCTCAGGTTCGCGTTGCCCATCGCGGTGTAGTCGCGGTCCTGGCCGGGATAGGAGATCCAGCAGTCCGACGACATCGGGGGCCAGTCCCAGGCTCCGGGGCCGCTGGTGTGGACGGCGAAGTCCACCTGCACGCAGCCCAGGAACCCGACCCGCCGGTAACGCATCCGGGTAGCTGGCTGTTGCAGCGACCCGCCGACCGGGTTGGTCAGCGTCTGCCACAGCCCGATGTCCAGGTCGGCCCCGGCGCCTGGCGGTCCCTGCGGTCCGGGCGGGCCTTGCACGCCGTCCTCGCCCTGCGGGCCTGGCGGTCCCTGCACCATGCCGGGGCTCGCCCAGGACTCGCCCGGCCCCTGGTCGCCGACGTAGACCCACAGCGTGCCGTCCGGCTCGTAGATGAACGCCCACCCGATCTCCACCTGGAGGTCGGCGGCCGGTCGGCCCGGCCCGTCGAAGTCCGCAGGCACGAGCCCTGACGGCGGCAGCTCGGCGGGTGTGCGCACCGCGCCGAACGAGCCCACGATGAGGGTCGCCTGCCCGGCCGGACCCTCGGGTCCCTGCGGGCCGATCGGACCCTGGATGCCCTGCGGGCCGTCTGCGCCGGGCGGTCCCGCGCCGCCGGGCGGTCCCGTGCCGCCGGTCGGCCCTTCGGGACCTTGCGGGCCGGGCGGTCCCTGGCTCCCCTCGGGACCGGGCGGGCCTTCCGGTCCTGGCGGCCCGCCGGGCTCGCCGGGCGGCCCGTCCGGGCCGGGCGGTCCCGGCGGTCCTGCCGGTCCTGGCGGGCCGATCTCGCCGCCGAGCCCGCCGTAATCCTGCTCACGCGGGATCAGCGTCATGTCCTCGGCGGTGGCCGCGTCCGCCGGTACCTCGACGGTGGCCAGCAGCACGCCGAGCCGGTCGGCGCCGGGGCCGGGCGGCAGCACGGCCAGCCGGTAGATCGCGGCCTCCGGGTCGGTGATCAGCGCCCACAGCTCGTCGGCGCGGTCCTCGCCGTCGCCCGGCGCGGCCAGCACCTCGCCGTCCACGGGCGAGGTGAGCACCGCCACGGTCTCGTCCCCGCAGTCAGCCAGCGCGAGCCACCCGGCATCGACGCTGACGTAGAGCCCGTCCGCCGGGCTCAGCACCACCGGCCGCACGATCCCGGTCCTGGCCCCGGCCAGCGCCGTGATCACCTGCCGGTCATCCCAGGCGGCATACCGGCCGCTCTGACCCCAGCGCAGCAGCCCCGGCGTCGTCATGACCCGATGTCCTCGACGGTGATCTGCACGCCATCGCCCTGCCCCAGCACCGCCGACAGCGCGTAGGTGCCCGCCCCGACCGACCAGATCCGGGTCGAGAAGACGCGGCTGACCAGCGCGCCGTTCTTGGAGTGCCGGAACGTCCACTCGACCGAGTGTGCTTGCGGCTCGTTGTTGGGATAGCTGACCGCCGACGAGCGGGCCAGGACGGCGGTGGACGCGGGCTGCCCGGTCGTGCGGTACCCGACGCCGATCCGCCCCGAGCGGCTTCCGCTGCGCCACTGAAGCGATTGCCAGGTGGCCCGCACCCGGTACCACTGGCCGGGCTCGTTGAGGCACGGGGGAGCGTCGATCTCGCCGCCGACAGCGGCCCCCTGCCAGGTCGTGTCGCCCCGCTCCCCGGCAGCCCCGGCCCACCCGTAGAACGCCATCAGCCGCCGCTCGATCGAGGCATCGACCGCCACGAGGTTCATCTGCGAGGCCAGGTTGGAGCCCGCCGGGGCCGTGATCTCGACCAGCGGAATGCCCGGCCGTCCGGGGGCGTCGGTGGCCGGGATCACCCGCAGCTCCCAGGTGCCCTCGTCGGGGTTGGTGTCGCACCAGACGAGATCCTGGCGCGGCTGCCCCGCGCCGGGGCCGGGGGTGGCCATGACCACGTGATCCTCGCGGCTGCCGACGACGGCGCTGGAGCGGTCCCCGCAGCTCGCCACGCCGAGCCAGCCGCCCCGGATGATGATCTGCAACCCGGACCCGGCCGCGAACTCGACGGGCCAGATGAGCCCGAGGCGGCGGCGGGTCACGGCGGTGATCACCGCCCGATCGTCAACGGCGTCGTACATCGCGCCCTGGCCCCACGCGAGCTTCCCGGTCGGTGTCGTCATCGGTTCTCTCCTCCGGTCACGGCGCGGCCCCGCCGCGATAGGTGATCTTCGTTACCCGCATCCGCACGCCCTGGCCCCCTTCGGCCCCCGGCCCGAACCGGGCCACGATGTTCAGGCTGGTGCTGACCGCCTGGTTGAAGGCCACCGTGCCCTCGGTGTCGCCCTCAAGGGTCCAGTTGTTGCTCACGTTTCCCGTTGGGTGAGTGTGCGATCCGTCGCCGTGGACGTGCGCGCCTCCGGTGACGGCCGGGTTGCCGCCCGCCATGTTCAGATGCTCGTAGGTGGGGCTGATCCCCGCCGTGAGGTGGGCGCGGAGCTGGCCCGCTGCGGCGACGATGGCGGTCGCCCGGACGCTCACGGCCATCGCCAGCGGGTTAATCCCGGCCCACGGCTGCGACCGGCCCTCGACCCGCGCATGAGCGACGTGGCCTCCTGGCCCGCCGGTCCACGACATAGCGAACTCCAGGTCGTTGGCCCGCCAGTCCAGGTAGCCCATCGCCTCGATCTCGACCGTCGCGCCGACCGGCGGGGTGGCCCGCATCGGGGCGAACTCGGAGATCCGCGCCCAGCCGGTGCCGGTCGCGTTCCACGCCCCGGCCACGGCCCGCCCGCTGAGGGTGTCGCGGACCGGGGTCGGCCCGCCGACCTCGGCGAGCTGCCCGCCGTGGAACACCTGCGCCAGCGTCGAGTCCATCCGGGTCAGCCGGTCGTTCACGGTCTCGCGCACGACCGGCGCGGGCGAGGCCCCGATGATCGACCAGGTGGCCACGCCCTCGGCCGCGTTGACCTCGATCTCGGACAGCCGCCCGGCGACCTCCATCCCCTCGGGCATCAGCGGGGTCACGACCCGGATCGTCACGGTGTCGCCCGGCCCGTAGCTGCTGACCGGCGGCAGCTCCTCGGGGGGGCTCGCCGTCATGTTCAGCGACGGCGCGGCCTGCCGCTCGGCCATCGTCTGCGCCCGCTCGACCAGCGTGGTCTGAAGGACCGTGCCGGGCCAGTCGTCCACAGCGTCCAGGCGGGGGAGGTCGGGCTGCGGCCGGGTCTGGATGGCGACCGGGCGCGGCGTCCCCTCGGGCGCGTCGTGCGCCAGGTCCCCGACCGCGAACGTGACCGTCCGCAGCTTGTCGGCGTCCCACTGCGCGCGGTAGCCGACCGCCGCGCCGGGCACCGATAGGCCGAGACCCGGCGTGTCGTCGCCTACTCGCGGGTAGGCGATGCGCAGCACGCACTGAGGCAGACCCGCCGGGGTCATCCGGTACTCGGCGCGGAACTCCGGGCCTTGCAGGACCCCGGCCAGGTTCGAGAGGAGCTGGCCCCGGTTGTCAGACTCCAGGTACTCGTACGTTCGGTCGCGGCGGACCCCGCCGCCCGGCTCGGTGATGATCACCACGCCAACCTCGGTGACCGGCGCGGCGATGTCACGGGCGATGACGGTCTGCTCCTCCTGGACGTACTTCCGGTCAGGCCACACGTCGAATGCCCGCTTGACCAGGTATCCGGGCAGCTCCGTCAGGGTGAACTGCACGTGCGCGGAGCCGTCCTGATCCGCCAGCCCGGTCGGCACCCCGCACCAGTAGGGCAGCCCGTCGTACAGCGCCCAGATCCGCCACGACCACAGCCGCCGCAGCCGGTCGCCCGGAATGCCGCACGGCAGGTTGACCGTCACGTTCCCGTGCCCGAAGGCGGACAGGCGCCGGACGCAGTAGAACGAGCTCACATCGACGTTGCCCAGCGCCACCGAGCCGACCATCGTGTCCGCCCAGAATGTCCACTTGCCCGGCAGCGGCACGACCGGGCGGGGCTCCAGGAGCGGCATCGAGCGGGGAACCGTCATACGAACGCCGACCTCCACGCGAGGGTGACCGAGCCGCGCCCGGCCGCCCGCAGATACCACCGGGCCGCGCCCAGCGCGGGAACCGTCATCGGCCGCGACCCCGGCAGGATGTAGCTCGCGCGGGACAGCCCGGCCCCGGCCTCGGCGGTCAGCGTCGCCGTGCTGACCAGGATCTCCATCCCGGCGCCGAGCGCGATCAGGTGGATGATCCCGCCGCCCGCCGTGGTCAGCGTGGACTGCGTCAGGTCCCCCGCGTACAGCGCGTAGACCGGCGCGTCGGCGTTGCCCCCGTTGCGGAGCAGCGCCGAGTTCGGCACGATCGCGCTCCCGTAGCGCCACATGAACTCGCGCGGGTACCCCCGGCCGGTCGTGTCGTCCTCCGACACGTTGACCAGGGTCGCGGTCTGCCACTGCGCGGCGTAGAGCGCCGGGTCGGCGGCGGTCAGCGTGACCTGCCAGCGGAACCCGTCCCGGCCGAGCGGGGTCTGCCGGTACATCTCGGTCCCGGCCCGCACGTCGGCGACCAGCACGCGCTCCAGGTCGAAGTCCCCGATCATCAGCTCGGCGGGCTCCCGGCTGGCGGCCCGGCGGGCGAGCTGGTCGCGGAACTGGCCGAGCAGCGGGCGAGGCCCGGCCGCCGCGCCGGACAGCGTGATGACCCGCTGGTTGAGCACCTTCGGTCCCCACGCCGCGCCGTCGCTGATGACCCGCGACACGTCGTTCCCCTGGACCGGCGGCGAGTCGAGCCAGCCCTCGACGTTGGTCACGACCAGGCACAGCCCGCTGTCCTGGTCCCCGGTGTTGAGCCAGAGCCCGTCCCAGATGATCGGGATGAGGCCGCCCGGCCCGCCGCCGGGCGTCGGGATGTCGCTGTCGGCGTAGGACCAGTCGAACCCCCGGTCATACCCTCGGGTGCCGGTGGCCATCTTGAGCGGCGGCGCGGCCATCAGCGGACACCTCCTGCGCTCGCCCAGGCCAGCTCGCGGGACACCTGCGCGGCGATCTCGCGCGGGTCCTGGCTGGCCTGCGGGTAGACGTTGATCGTCGCGCCCGCGCCGGACATGCCCCCGGCCCCGGCCAGCGCGCCCGCCCCGGCCAGCGGCGACGGGATGTCCAGGCGGCTCCCGAGGTCGATGTGGTCGGCCTCGCCCAGCCCCCACTCCAGCCCGGCCACCATGTCCAGGCCGACGCCCCGCATCACCTTGGACCGGGACGCGATGCCCAGCGCGCCCTTGATCGAGCCCATGATCGGGCCGGTGACGTTGGACTCCAGCCAGCCGCCCATCGACTTCGCCGCCGATAGGCCCTGCTGGAGACCGGCGATCATCTGCTGCCCGACCGGGGTCATGGCGGCGGCGTCGAGGCCGCTCTTGATCTGGCCCAGGACCGGCGCGGCCACGTTGTCGCGGATGAACCCGCCGAGCTGCTTAGCCGCCTCCAGCCCGCGCTTGAGCCCTTCCACCACGTCGGAGCCGACCGTGATCGTGATGGTGGACGGCGAGTTGGTGCCGAACCCGGACTTGATGAACCCGACCACGGGGCCGGTCACGTTGGAGCCGATCCAGCCGCCGAGGGACTTGGCGCCCTCCAGCCCGGACTTGAGGCCGTCGATCATCGACGTTCCCGCCGACCGGGCCGCGCCGACCATCGAGGAGAACCCGGACGAGACGGCGGACTGCATCTGGCCCATGGCCCCGGTCACGATGCCGGGCATCTGCGACCAGGCCGAGGACACGGCGCCGCTGATCGCGCTCGTGGCCGTGGTCACCACCGAGACCAGTCCGCGGAACGCGCCCGCCACCGCGCCGCCCAGCAGCCCGGCCAGCGCCGACGCCGCCTGGCCGAGGAGCCCGAAGGCAGGGATCAGGCCGGGGCTGTTCCCGGTGATCCAGTGCCACAGCTTGGCCACGATCCCGGTCAGCCACTCGATCGCGGCGCCCAGCGCCTTGAGCGGGCTCAGCACCGACGACACGGCCTGCGCCCAGGTCAGGAGCTTGATAGCGACCTCCGCTATCGGCACGATGACCTTGACCACGATCTCCAGCACGAACCCGATGACCTTGATCAGGCCGACGATCAGCGGCACGACGGCGTTGATCGCGGCGCCGAAACCGGAGACCCCGCCGCCGCCCGCGCCGTCGCCCGCGACCTGGCCGAACAGCTCGCCCAGCGGCTTGAGGAGCTTGGACAGCTCCGTGATCACGGGTCCGAGCGCGTCGCCGATGGCCCCGACGATCTGCCAGATCCCGCCCAGGAGCGGCTTGAGATACCCCTCCCACAGCCCCTTGAGGATGGGCATCAGGAAGTCGAGGAGCCCCTTACCCAGCGCGATCACGGACTCGCGGAAGTCCTTGCTGGCGATCAGCATCGCGGCGATGGCGGCGACGACCCCCGCTATGGCGAGACCGACTGGGTTCATCGCGGCCGGGAGCAGCCCGGCCGCCGTGCCCATCCCGCCCAGACCGGGGATCGCGGCGACCGCCGACCCGGCGAGCTTGGCCAGCCCGCCCGCCGCCAGCTTCGCCGGGCCGAGCAGGTTCGTCAGCAGCCCGCCCAGCACCGGGATCTGCCCGAGGATGCTCGGCGCGACGAGCGCGGTCAGCGCGGCGGCGCCCGCCAGGATGGCCGGGCCGAACCGCTTGATCACCTCGACTACCCGCTCGATCTGCTCGGGCCGCAGGTTCTCGATCCACTTCGCCCAGCTCCCGATGATCCCGGCCAGCGGCGCGACCAGCTTCGCCACGGCGACGCCCACGGCGTCGAAGATCGGGGCGAGCTTCCCGCCCGGCGCGACCGCCGCCGACAGGGCCTTGGCCAGGTCGTATGCCTGGAGGATGATCGGGCCGAACGCTTGCACCAGCCCTTGCCCGACCGACATCTTGATGTCGTCAATGATCCGGGGGAACGAGCGGAGCACCTTGCCCGGCTCGGTCATGGCCTCGGCGTAGGCGCCCGCGACGGTCTTACCCGATTCAAGGACCGCGTTCAGGACCGCCTGCGCCCGCTCGGCGTCGGTGAGCTGCGCGGTGGTCTTCCCGACCGACTTCGCGTAGTCGCTGACCGCCTGCCCGGCCTGGACGTTGAGCCCGGCGTTGCGGAGGACCGCCGAGTTCTGGGTCGTTATCCCGTGCACCAGCGCGTCGAGCACTTCGGTGGAGTTCTTGCCGCTGATGACCGCCGCGTCCTGCGCGACCCTGGCCAGGTCGGTGCTCTTGGACAGGTCGAGCTGGTTGCGCGCGAACTGCGCGACGAGGGTCTGCGCCGTGCCGGTCTCGATGCCCTGCTTGCGGACCGCCTGGACGCTGGCCTGCATCGCGTCGTAGGACAGGTTGTTCGCCTTCGCCAGCGCCCGCAGCGAGGCGTCCATCTCGCCCGCCCTGGCCGCCGTCTTGAACGCCTCCACGCCGAACGCCGTCGCGGCGACGGTGGCCCCGCCGATGCCGGTCGCAACTGACTTGCCAACTGCCATCCCGAGCCCGCCGACCGCCCGGAGCCCGCTCGTCATGGAGCTGCTGATCGAGCCCGCCGCCTGCTGGCCCGCCTGCGTCGCGGCGCCGCTGATGTCGCTCTTGAGGTTCCGGGTGTCGGCGGTGACCGGGATCGTCAGGTTCCCGTAGGTGTAGCTAGCCATCGCCGGTCACCTTCACGCCGGGGATCGCGGCGAGCAGCCGCGCCGCGTCCATCCACGACGCGGCCTTGACCGGCCCGCTCTCGGGTCGCGCGGCCGGGGCGGGCGGCGATTCACGATTCACGAATCGGCCGCGCGGGCGCGGGACCGGCCGGGGCTTCGGCGGGTTCTTGGCGCCGTGCGCCTTGAGCGTGATGTACGTCAGCGCGGCCACGTGGTCGATCAGCCCGGCCAGCATCTCGGCCTCGGTGCTCCACAGAGCGCCGGGGTTGCGGGCCTGCGGCGGCAGCCGGTCGAGCAGCACCCCGACCCGGCGGGTCGAAACGGCCGGGTCGAGGGTGTCGATCCCGTAGGCCAGCATTAGCGCCGCTTCGATGTCCGGGTTGAAGCGCGCCGCGCAGACCGCCCGGAATTTGGGAGGCTCATCCCGGCCTGCGTCGCGCCCGACGCCCGGAACAGCGCGGTCAGCTCCCCGAGCGTGAGCCCGGCGTCGCACAGCCCGTCGTACGTCTCCGGGCCGATCAGCTCGGCCAGCGCGCCCTCCAGGTCACCGAGCGCGACCGCCCGGACAGTCGTCATCGGCCAGCCCGCCATCGGCGGGATCTCGTACGCCCGGCCCTTGTACTGGAACGCGAACGGGACCGCCCCGGCCTCGGCCGCAGCGGCAGCCTCCAGGTCGAATACGCCGTCGCCGTTCGCGTCCGGGCCGGTGGTCACGCCGCCTTGTCAGCGGCCGGGGAGCGGCCGGTGCGGCGGGCGGCGGTCGGGTCCTCGGCCGGGCCGAGCATGATGTTGGCCAGCACGCCCGCGTCATCCAGCGCCGAGAGGGTGCAGTCCAGCGGCACGACCGCGCCGCGCGTGATCTGCATGTCCCCGGCGTCGGACAGCGACGCCCGGCCGAACGCCAGGCGCAGCACCCGCTCGGCGTCCCGCGAGTCGATCCCGACCGCGTAGAGGTGCTGAGGCGAGTCGCTGCGCAGCTCCATCGCGAGCAGCCCGTCCGTGTCCTCGGTGCCGGGGTCGGCGTCGAAGTACAGCGCGATCGTGTCGCCGTTGAGCTGCCACAGGACCACCTGCAACGTGATGCTGCGCCCGGTGATCACCGAGCGGAGCGGCACGGCCGACTGCCACGGGGTGAGGTCTTCCTGGTCGACGCTCTGGCCCACGGTCGGCCCGTCGTCGGACAGGTACCCGAGGATCTTCCACGGGTCCTCCCAGTCGTCCCACGTGTTGTCCGGCGGCGCGGTGCCCGCCGGGGCGAGGTA